GAGTTCAACCAATTCTTCAATCCAAACCAAGATTATTTTGATCAGGATGATCCCTTTGGCGAACTTTGATAAATAGCTGAGTATCTCCATACCATACTGTCGTGGGTGAATATTTTTATCACGAGATTCTAAAAAGAACTGTTGTTGCCTTTGGTAACCTCTTTAATGGAATCCAGATCCAAAAAGTAGACAAGAAAGCCAGCGTTATTAACGTAATGAAGGTACCTCTTGGATATGGTCCTACCCAAAAATTCCTTGCTAGGCTAACTCAGCAGGCAGAGTTGGATCAACCTACTCAAATCACCCTTCCCCGTATGTCGTTTGAGATGACCTCTCTACAGTACGACGGTACCAGGAAGACTCCACCCACACAGATGTTCAAAACGTTGGACAATGGGGAGACACTTAAGAAAGTGTACCTACCCGTGCCCTACAACGTTGGGTTTGAGCTTAATATCATGGCTAAGCTCAACGAGGACTGCCTACAGATCGTAGAACAGATCCTTCCCTACTTCCAACCATCATTCAACACCACCGTTGAGCTGGTTGATCAGATCGGTGAGGATCGTGATATCCCCATCGTTTTGGACAGCATCAACTTTACTGATGACTATGAAGGTGATTTTGCAGCTAGACGTGTTCTTATCTACACTCTAAGTTTCACCGCTAAGACATACATCTTCGGTCCAGTTGATGATACTGGTGATGGTCTCATCCGCAAGGTTCAGGTTGATTATCACAACAACACCAATCGCACTGCCCCAAGAGATGTGCGCTATACTGTTGTTCCTGACCCAATTGATGCGGATCCAGGCGATGACTTTGGATTCAGTGAAGAAACAGTTCTTTACTTAGATTCTAAGGTTTACAGCCCAACCCAAGATAAGGATTACACACCATGAGCAACTTTGATTCGATCGACGAAGCACTAAACGTTGAGTCTGAAATTGTTAGGGCTCCTAAGAGCCATGATTTAGTTAATGTATCTGATAATGAGGAAATCTCAGAGGATACTACTATGTCCGACAAACAAAAAGACTACGAATACGCCAGAGCACAGCTCTACAGTCTTGTAGAGAAAGGACAGGAAGCCGTCAACGGCGCCCTAGAGCTCGCTGCAGAAGGCGATAGCGCTCGTTCATATGAAGTTGCTATCAACGGCATTAAGAACATCTCAGAGGTCACAGAGAAGCTCCTAGACCTCCAAAAGAAGATTAAAGACATTGATGCAGAAGCCGTCACTAACAATCAAACTAATGTAACTAACAATTCCGTCTTTGTCGGCTCCACTTCGGAGTTGCAGAAGATGATCAAAGAGGGAATGTTAAACAATAAACAATTACCTGAGGCTTGAACCATGGCTAAAGAAAAGAAACGTTGCAAAGAATGCGAAGGAATGGGCGACGAATGTAAGTGTCCACCCAAGACTAAGAGAGGCAGAATCGGCTGGTATGGTCTAGACAGAGAGCATGATTCTGATGATGATATGACTGTAGATGGTCATATGGCTGCTGGTGAAGGTGGTCTAGGCGAACAGGTTAAGATGCCCAAGGAGCCCAGCCACAAGCAGTTAGAAGGCATGTCTAAACAGCACAAGAAAAAGAAACTAGATGCATTCAGAGCCCATGCAGATGAGGCTAAGAAGCGTCAGAAGGATCTTGACCGTAAGGGTGAGCTAGCCCATGAGCGCAGAACCAAAGGTATCCGTTTCTACGATGCTAAGGGATCTGGTTACATCAGAGACGGCAAGAAACAATATGACTAAATAATTGTGAAAGGTAATCTAGTTATGGACGGCATTTAATGTCGTCAACGTTTGTCCATACAACCTTTCCCATTATTTTATATTGACCCAATTGTAGATATGGCTAAGAAGAAGGGGCTATGGGCTAATATCCACGCTAAGCGTAAGCGCGGTGAAGCCCCCGCCAAGAAAGGTGATAGGAACTATCCTGAGACACTAGACATTGAAGAAGGTAGCATGAAGACTGCCCGTAAGAATGTCGGCGCCGATAAGTGCTGGGATGGCTATACAGCCAAAGGCACTAAGAAAAAGGACGGTAAGACCGTTCCCAATTGTGTTAAAGAAAAGAAATCTTTCGGCAACTTCTGTGTAGAAGCAGAAGAGGTTGCTGAGGGCTATAAGAAGCTACCCAAGCGCAAAATGGGTATGAAGGCTGGTAAGAAGATTCTCTCTGCTATGGGTCATGCTGCTAAGGCTGGATCTGAAGAAGAGGGCACTATCGAAGATCAGATCCGCACCCAAAAGGCTAATAAGAAAGGGAACCAGGCTCAAAAGATCCACGATACTGCCGCTTCCCACAGCCCAGCTAAATCAAAGCTAAAGAATATCAAAAACAACCTCAAAGGTATGACCAAAGAGGGTATTGAAATTATGGACGCTGACGGTAACGTCTTTGCTGAGATTGTTGACCTAGTCAAGCCTGAGCCCATGACTGGCTGGAAACAGCAGGTAATGGCTGAGCTTAGTGAAGAAAACCAGTCTTACTTCCAGGAGGTTTTGGATCTAAAAAAGCCCCAATGGGGGACGTTGTAAAAGATTTTTATAAGTCCGACGCCCCCCAATTTAAAGGTAAGTCCAAAAAGAAGCGTCAGCAGATGGCTATTGCCGCTAAGCTTCAAAGTGAAGCTGTCTATGGTGGTAAGGAAGCCGAGAAGAAGGCTGCCTATGAGAAGCAACTTAAAAAGATGCTTCCTAAGCGAGCATTTGACCAAATGGGCAATGAGATCGATCCTCGTTCTGGTAAGAAACTAGAAGAGGCTGCTTGGACCAAGAAAGAAGGTCAAAATAAAAACGGTGGTCTAAACGAGAAGGGGCGCAAGTCCTATGAGCGTGAGAACCCCGGCAGTGACCTAAAAGCACCCAGCAAGAAAGTTGGAAACAAGCGTCGTGCATCATTCTGTGCCCGTATGAAGGGAATGCGTAAGCGTCAGAAACCAGAAAACAATACTGGTGATGATCGTCTATCTAAGTCACTCAGAGCATGGAACTGTTAAGAAGTCCTAAGAAAGTGGCTGGTCTTGTGCTGACTGCTATACTTACCACGTCCATTGCGCCAGCAATAGCAATCAAAACGTACAGATATCTAACTAAGCCACTTTCCAACCAAGCTGGATTAAATGACCACGATATATGGATCGGCAATCTAAGACGTGACTTAGATGAGGCTAGGGCAGAGATCAAAGAATTGCGTGCTGAACTAAATGATATTGAGAGGCGCATTATCTACCCATCACAAAGAAATGCTAACAGCACTGACCCATGACTGGTTTTTAGGTTTACTCTGCTTCCTTCTTGTTATGGTTCCCGCACTTGGGATCCAATTTATCCATAAAAAATGATATATATTGAGTATTTCAACTTAATATCATGGGAGAACTTGTTCCCGCTTTATTTGGTCTTATTGTAGCTCTCATTTTACTAAATATTTACAAGGTTTATAGAGATAGCTAATGGCTGCTACTACGGACGGCAATCAAAATTATAGAAGATATACTGACACCCCTGGAGTATTGGCGCCACAGCCCGCTTCAACACCAGGCACACCAGATCCCGGAGCCGGGTGGGAAACTAAAGTATATTTGAATTTTGATGGTGATTATGTCCGTCACGATGAAGACAATGCTGTAGCACCCGCGCCACAGCCATACGTTCGTCGCGATGTAGATAATAATCCAGTCGCTGTAGATCCATATCAGCGCCATGATGATGACAACAACCCCGTATGATTAACTGCCCTACATAATAGTAGGGCTTTTTTTATTGCAATGGCTGATACCCAGTATCTTGGTAATCCTAATCTTAAAAAGACTAACGTACCTGTCCAGTTCACTAAGGACCAGGTAATGGAGTTTATCAAGTGTAAAGAAGACCCAATCTACTTTGCTTTAAACTACATCAAGATTGTATCTCTTGACCACGGTGTTATTCCCTTCCGGCTATACGACTTCCAGGAAAACCTTATTCGTAGTTTCCATGAAAAAAGATTCACCATCTGCAAGATGCCCCGACAGACGGGAAAGTCTACCACTTGTGTTGCTTTCCTTCTACATTATCTCATTTTCAACGATAACGTTACTATCGGCATTCTTGCTAACAAAGCTTCTACTGCTCGCGAAATTCTAGGTCGTTTACAACTTGCTTATGAAAACCTACCCCAGTGGATGCAGCACGGAATCATCTCCTGGAACAAAGGTTCTGTTGAATTGGAAAACGGCTCAACTATCCTAGCGGCTTCCACCTCTGCTTCTGCGGTTCGTGGTATGTCCTTTAACATCATTTTCTTGGACGAATTTGCGTTCGTTCAAAACAACATTGCAGACCAGTTCTTCGCGTCTGTATATCCTACTATTACTTCTGGTAAATCAACGAAGGTTATCATCGTTTCTACCCCACACGGTATGAACCACTTCTAT